ACATCGAAGATGCAGAAGCTTTTGGAGAATGGTTAGACGAAAATTATGAAGAGTTAGATGAAGAAGGCGATGAAGATGAAGAAGATGATGAAGAAGATGATGAGGAAGGCGATGAGGAAGAAGTTCCTGAAGGTGCAGCTGAACGTAAAGCCGCAAGAAAAGCATACAAGACAGCGAGCAAGGACAAGGGAAAGATGAAGCGAAAAGCGAAATTGGCTAAAATTTCTGCCAAAAAGCGGAAAGGCAAAAAAGTAGTTAAACGCAAAGCATTAAAAGCCGGTGATGAGGTCGAAGAAGATGAAATTGAAGAAGGTGCTGGTGCAGCTAGACGTAAGGCTGCAAAAAAAGCATATTCGAAATTAGGTTCAGGTGAAAAATCTAAAAGAGCAAAGGCCGCAAAAATTTCTGCCAAAAAACGAAAAGGTAAAAAAGTTAAACATCGCAAAAAATTAGCCGCTTCCACAATTCCAACAACTAAGAATCAAATGTTGAAAAACATCTATGACCAAGTTAACGGAATGTTGAAATCTGACCTAACATCTAAGTACGAACAAATCATGAATGTAGCTAATCTTGAAGAAATTGAGGAGGAAGTTGCAGAACCGATTCGTACTAAAGCAGCAATTAAAGCTGAAGACCTTAATATTGATGTCAAAGATGATGTATCCGCACTTGTAGACGGAGAAGAAGGTTTGACGGAAGAATTTAAGGAAAAAGCATCGACAATTTTCGAAGCTGCAGTTCAAGCAAAAGTTATTGAAGAAGTCAACAAAAAGGTAGCAGAAATCGAAACTCAGAATAAAACAGAGCAAGATCAAGTTAGCGGAGACTTTTTAAACGATATGACTGAAAAAGTTGATGGTTATTTGACTTATGTTGTTGAAGAGTGGATGAAAGAAAATGAACTCGCAATCGAACGCGGTATCCGTACTGAGTTGGTTGAAGATTTCATGTCCGGACTCAGAACTCTCTTCACAGAACATTATATTGATATTCCAGAAGAGAAAGTTGACATGGTTGATGACTTATTTACAAAAGTCGAAGACCTTGAAAAACAACTTGACGAAGAAATCGATCATGGAGTAGACCTTCAAAAAGAATTAGCTCAGTTCAAAAAAGATGATGCTCTACGTAATGCAACAAAAGACTTGGCTGACACAGAGACTGAAAAGATCTCAAAATTGGCTGAGGGTATTGAATATGAAAATGCTGAGCAATACATTGAAAAATTAAATGTTCTCAAGGAAAGTTATTTTCCTAAATCTGATGCAGTAACTTCAGAAATTACAGAAACTGATGACACAATTGAAGTTTCAGATGAAGAAGAAGTTCAACATCTTGAAGAGAGCATGAAGCATTATACAAAAGCGATTAAACGCTATAATTCATAATAATTTTAAATTTTATAAATAGGAGAAAAAAATGTACCTAGCTGAAGACCTTCAGAAAAAATGGGGTCCGGTTCTTGCACATGAAGATCTTCCTCCGATTAAAGATAGTTATCGGAGGGCTGTAACCGCAGTTCTTTTGGAAAACCAAGAGAAAGCAATGCGGGAGCAAGCATCACAAGAAGGTGGAATCTTTGGAAACTTGTCAGAAGCGGCTCATGCAAATAAAACAGGTGGAAACATCGATTATGTTGATCCTGTCTTAATTTCGTTGGTTCGTAGGGCCATGCCTAATCTCATCGCTTATGATGTTTGTGGTGTTCAACCGATGACAGGTCCTACCGGACTTATCTTCGCGATGAAAGCACACTATACATCACAAGCAGGAGTTGAGGCCGGTCATGCTGAAGCCAACACAGCCTTTGCTGGAAAAGGAACACATTCCGCAAATACTAACCCAGCAGATTCCAATATGACAACTGGTACTGGACAAACCGCTGCAGAACAAGAAGCAGACGTTACAATCCCCGAAATGGCATTTGCCATTGATAAGGTGACCGTAACAGCAATGTCACGGGCTCTGAAAGCCGAGTATACAATGGAACTCGCTCAAGACCTTAAAGCTGTTCATGGTTTGGACGCTGAAACAGAACTTTCGAATATTCTGTCAGGAGAGATTCTTGCAGAAATTAATCGTGAAGTTATGAGGGTTATCTATACTAACGCTAAGCCTGGCGCACAACACAATACAGCAACCGCTGGTACTTTTGACCTTGATACAGACTCCAATGGACGTTGGTCTGTTGAGAAGTTCAAAGGTCTGATGTTCCAGATTGAGCGTGAAGCAAATGCAATTGCAAAAGACACACGGCGTGGAAAAGGAAATATCCTGATCACATCGTCTGACGTTGCATCTGCATTGGCAATGGCCGGACAACTGTCTACACCTGATTTGGGCAACAATTGGAGCCCAGATGATTCAGGTGCCACATCAGTTGGAACACTTAATGGTCGATATAAAGTTTTCGTTGATCCATATGCACCTTCAGCAGCTGTTAATTATTTCACAGTTGGATACAAAGGTTCATCTGCATATGACGCAGGACTTTTCTATTGTCCTTATGTTCCACTGCAAATGGTTCGTGCAGTTGGTGAGAATTCCTTTCAACCAAAAATCGGTTTCAAGACCCGTTACGGTCTAGTTTCCAATCCTTTCGCTAACGATACAAGCTCCGCTAATAATGGAGTTGGTTCCGGTGCACTTACAGCTAACGCTAATCGTTACTATCGTCACGTTATCGTTAACAACCTTATGTAATATATTTTACATAGTGAAAATTGGGGTGGCTTCTGGTCACCCCTTTTTTTATGCCTACTAAATATTAGTATGGAGGTTTGTTATGAATGATTCGGTGTATGTCATTGGAAATGGATTAAGTCGAAAGAATATTAATCCATCTCAATTAAAGGGTACAATTATTGGATGTAATGCGTGTTATCGTGATTTTAAACCAGATATAATTTGTGCCACGGATGCCGGTATAATAAGTGATATTATTGATTCTGGATTTGATGGAGATTGTTATTTTACACATGATTCATGGAATTTGTTACCAGCAGACGCGAAACCATCATTATCTAACGGTACAGAACATGAAACAAAAAGAAAGGAAGGTGATGATCAATTTGTTTTTATTTCTGGACTTGATATTGGAGTAACGCAACCTGAAAATTATATTATCTGGGTTCCAAAGAAGATGGAACATAAAATTAAAAATATAGGTATTCAAGTTTTAGGATGGTCTACTGGAACTTCAGCAATGTATGTTGCATGTATGGAATTGGACCCGAAAAAAGTTTATCTATTGGGATTTGATCATAAAAATAATAAATATGATAATCTTTATGCTGATACCAAACATTATTATAGCCGAAATAATAAACAAGAGTGGAAAACTATACATAGCAAATGGTCTGATCAACTCTTTCAAGTTTTTAAGTGGTTTCCTAATATAGAATTTTACTGGGTGAATGGTGGACACGAAACTAAGGATTCACAATTTCAAAAAAATTTACACTTCCTCGATGAAAAAGAAATATGACAAGTTTAACGGAACAACCTAAGAATATAAATCTTCTAGCAGACATTCAATTTAAATTTGAAATTAGTGATTTACCAAATACTTCATTTTTTGTTCAAACTGTTAATGTACCTGGCATTAATCTTACTGAACAAGATATTCCACGGCCACAACATTTAGGATTTTCTCGTTTTACTGGTGTGGTTGAATATGAACCACTTAACATAACATTTCTTATTGATGAATATTTAAAAAATTGGATAGAAATTCATGATTGGATAACAGGTAAAAAAGAAAAATATGCATCTGGAGTATTAACTATTTTAAGTAGTCAGATGAATCCTACAATAGAATTTCATTTTTCAGGATTATTCCCAACTAATATATCGGAAATTTCATTTGATAGTACTGCAACTGAACCTACATATCAGATTGCAACAGTGGCATTTAGATATTCCAAATATACTATTAAGAACTTGATAAACACATGATGAGATATGGCTGATTTTGTACAATTGTTATGGTTATTTAATTCCCCCAGAGAAACAAGAAATATAATCCGATTAGATCTACATGAAGCTGGATTGTTGTATAAGTATGCCCGTCTTTGGCGTGATGACAATGATACCATATTAGAAATAGGTAGATACTGGGCGGGATCAACCGTCTTACTTGCTTTGGCAACACATGGTTCCAATGTAAAAGTAGTTTCAGTTGATGTTGTCGAGGGATGTCATGACCCCGATGCAGATGATTGGTTAAATGATTACGAAGAAAAAGAAAGAATAGATATTAGAGTCAATAATAGCCATGC